AACCCAGCGTTGAAGTTTGTGATCCACCATCTTTTGAAAAGAATATTCGGTATTGTGTTTTGTCGGGTATGACCAAAGAAACAAACGCACTTGCATTAGTCAGGTTATCTCTAAACAACTGCTGAACATTAGTGCTTATAGTACCCAATTCAACGTCACCAATACGCGCCGTACCAGCCACAGTACGTAATCCATCAGGCCCCAAGAATACCAAGTCACCTGCAAATTCCAAAATCGTAAAGCCGTTTATGCAGCCAATGTTCCTAGTAACAGGAACGATAGCGAAGTCAGAACTAGAACTACCACCAAGTTTGAATATTCTGTTTTCGCAAAAGATAAACAAATTATCACGGAAAACTTTTAGTCCGACGATTGTGTCATCAACTTTGATGCTTCCGGCTCCGTCGCCTGAATTAAATCCATCTTCATCAAAAGGCTCACTAAACACTATTTCTTGAGGTGTGGATGACATGCCCGAATAGAACATGTGGTTCTTAAACACTGCTATATGTTTTGCCCCTGCCACTGAACTATCACTAACATCTGTAGCACTTAAAGATGTGTTAAATATTGTAGGAGCGTTGGCCTGATCAACAACTATGATTTTATCGTTTCCGTCAAAGTTGTATCTTTCAAAATTGTAACGAGCAGCACTTGTTCTTCCGGTATCTCTTACAGTCCAATCTTCAGAAACAACATCATCGACTGCATGGTCGGCTGCAGTGGTGCTGCTGGTTGCTCGTGTCACACCTGTAAATGATGATGCGCTTTTTCCTGTGTATGTAAATATTTCAGAATTTATTTGTAAAGTACCACTAGAACTAAAACCATCCGTGCTATCTATACTTATTGTACCAGAACCTGTCATGGCAGTTCCTGATGCTATCGCGGCTGATAGTTCAGTAGATGCACAGCTAAATATTTTTTCGCCTCTTGCTGCCACCACAAAGTTGTTAAATTTTGTGGACATAAGAACAG